ACTAACGTCTAAATTCTTCCACGGCATATCATCTCGAGGGATCATCGGTTCTCCACGAACCTGACCAAACCCCGGGCACTCAAAGTTACACCCGTATAGACGGAGAAATACGCTCGGTACACCTATAAATCTACCTTCACCTTGAATGCTGTAAAACATCTCCGAATATCTTAATTTCGCCATAGTTATTTATCACCAGCCTTTCTCATTAACTCAACAGATGCAGAGCATTTGCGAGTCTCTTCTATGTCCACTTTGTATAGATGAACAGAAGAGTCTTTTAATTGACTGGGACCGACAACGTCTAACAAATATTGGCCCATATTTTCAGCAGTTGGATTAAAATCCACCACAACTGTACCGTCCGGGTCGATGTCATTTTTTAACACATCAGCCCATGGATCATCCTTAAATATTAAGAACTTATGATCCCAATTTTCCTCTAGCCACTCACATAAGTATGTCTTTATGTCGCTGAAGTCTATCACTCGACCAACTGAGTCTAAACTTGGTGATTCACAATGGAAATGAATTCTGTAGTTGTGTCCATGCAAATGAGCACATTTAGATTCATGTTGGTACACACGGTGTCCAGAACTAAAATCATGATATCGTGAAGCAGTTATTCTTCTTGTCATTTTACCTTTTTTGTGTTTTAAATTAAGCATTGATTGCTTGTCACTTAACTAAGCAGCTAAATGATTTCTTCTTCTCAAACCTAATAATAGATTTGAATTTATCATATAATTGATCACCCTTATGGCTAATAACAAACACATTAGCCGTTTCACCCATTTCATAAATAATCTTCATAAACGTATCTGTTCCATCAGTATCCAATGAGCTATCAAAAACCTCATCAAGTATTAACAAGTTGGTGTTAGTGGAATTTTTTAATTTAGCAACAGCTCTCCACGTGAACAGCAAAGCAAGATCTATTCGCATTTTTTCACCTTCAGAAAAAGATGAATATGTAAAAGAATCTCGATGACGAGATTTGATGGTTTCAATGAAGGTTTCGTCCAAGTCAAAAGACACGAAAAAATCCATCTCATGTAAATATCTGTTAACCAGTTTGTTTATTATAGGCAGATACTGTTTAATGATGCGTGTTTTGATACCATCATCTTGGAGAATTGATTTTGAAACATCATACAGAGCGCGCTCGTTCAGTAAATCTTCACGCTCTTGTTCTAGCTGAACTCTTTTGGTTTCATGCAATACCAAATCAGTTCGTTCTCGTTCTATGTCACCATCTTCTCTTGTTAGATCATCTAGCTCAATATTGACTTTTTGGATGTATTTTTCAATCGCATCTAAACTGTTAAGATGTTGCATCGTGGCTGACTGCTTGTCATGTATGATCGCTTGTATCTGTTGTATAGCTTCCATTCGGTCTGAGTATTTAGTTGACACGGATTCAAGGTCTCTGATACCTTGTTCATACTGATTGATCTTGTCTTTCTTTTTTTGTAATTCTTGTTGCTTAAAGGAAGCGTCAATAGACTGTTTACATGTCGGACAATCATCATTCACCTCGAAAAAACTTACATTCTCCATCTCAATGGAAAGCTTTCTGTTTATACCTCGTATGTACTCATCTGATTTTTTAGTGTCAGACTCTATGGTTGGCAGGTCTGATATTGAATTCATTAACGAGTCAACATCACGAGTTGTGTCTGCAACAATTCCTCGCAGACTTTCAATTTCTCTCGTTGATTCGCGAATCTTCTCACGATTAGCAGCGATAACCTTCTCTGTTCTTTGCTGTAGTTGCTTAATATGACCATTTTTCAACTCTATGTGGTTATCATTTACGTTTCTTTGATTGCTGTTATTATTTATTGTGTTTTTATTATCGGCGATGTATGCTTTCAACAAGTAATTCATTGATGAAAATATTCTTATATCTAAGATGTCTTCAATGATATTCCGTCTATCAACAACCTTCATCTGCATAAAAGGTTTGAACGAAGCATTACCGAGAACCACTATTTGAGTGAACGATTTGTAGTTCAGCTTCAAAATTTGAGTTTCTAACAGTTCTTGAAAATCTCTATTATTAGCATCTTGCTGTAATGGTTTACCGTCTACACTTATAGTAAAAACGTTAGGCTTAATACCTCGTCTCACTAAAAAGTCCTTGTTGTTAGTGGTAAACTCACACTCAACGACAGTTCCTTGTGTGTTTATAGAATTAACAAGTTGCCCTTTGTTTATGTTCCGGAATGGTTTACCGAACAAGCTGAATGTCAAAGCATCCAACATAGTACTTTTCCCTGCTCCATTATCCCCTATGATAAGAGTGGTTGTGTTTTTGTCCAACTCTATCTCAGTAAAGGTGTTACCTGTCGATAAAAAATTCTTGTATCGTATGGTCTTAAATCTAATCATGTATTGATAGTTTCTAAGTGATGCTTAAAGATTCATTATACAGTGTTTGAATAAAAATGTCTAGAGTTTTTTTATCAACATTAACATTCAGATTGTTGATGTATTGAGACAGTATAGTTAATGTGTCTTGAGCTTCGTCTACCATCTCTTCATCACACTCCACGTCTATGAAGTTTTCCACTATAGTAACATCAAACACTCCAGAATCATACATCTTATCCAGCACCACATCAAACAGGTATGGGTCGTTTTTTTCCTGTACCACTACCTTAACATACCCATTTTTAAAGGATGAAAAGTCTATGCTGTTAAGGTCTTCAAAAGTCATGTTAGCATCATTATAATAATATTTGTGATACAATGACACAGGATTTGGTATAAACTCTAATTCACGTGTATCAAAATCAAATACATGAAACCCTTTTTGATCATTATAATCTTGCCAGGTCATTTCATATGGAACACCAAGATAGTATATGGTACCGTTATCACTTTTGTGGTGAAAATGACCACTCATAACCATATCAAATTTATTAAATATCTTGCTGCTAAAACCAGAATCATGATAATAGCCAACATGTGGTTCAAACCCTGAGATTTCAAGATGTCCAAACAAAAGCTGACACTGTGTTTTGCTAATCAATTCCATCGCTTGGTCGTGATTGTCTTGACATATCCATGGAAGCATCACAAATGGTTGACTCGACAATGCCGGCACATTAACCTCCTCTGGTTGATGATATATGTGTATATTATCATACTGTTGTAACAATAATTGGTCAGCATTAATGTTGTTTGTGTTCTTATAAAAGGTGTCATGATTTCCAACAAGCATGTGAACATCAATGTTGTTATCACGTAGAGGATTAAAAAAATAGTCTTTACAATCATGTAAAGTTTTATAATTGATGTAGCGTCGTCGATCAAATGTGTCACCCAAATGGAAAAGCGTTTGTATGTTGTGCTTTTTCATGTATGGGAACATCAGATTATCATAAAAAGATCTCATGTGTTTTGCGAACACACCACTATCATTGCGCCCTCCAAAATGAGTGTCTGTTACAATGGCTATTTTGGTCATTATGATTTAATAGTAAATTTGGCTAGCGAATTAGAGGCAGTTTTTGTTTTTATCTTTGATTTCTTGTTTTTTGATTCTTCAAAATTTTCAATAAACTTATACAGTTTAGCTTTTTGGTCTTCTGATATAGTCGTTTGATTGAAATCCTCACCATGTTTTGAAAGTTCAACATTGTCTGATAATAAGGACTTCTCGTGTATGGCTTTGTATTTGATGTATAAATGCTTTTTCTCTTTTTGTATTCTTCTGATAAACGCATAGTATATTATTTGCGTAAAATAAGAAAACGGATTGTTTGATCGTTCAGGATTAAAATTGTAAGCGTATTGAACGCAGTTTTCAATACCATCAGCCACCATATCATCTCTAAATGCATAATTGACAAAATTAGGTCTATAGCTTAACCGTTCTGCTATTTTCATAAAGCACTCACCAATATAATCTGGGATTGATGGAAAGCTCTTCTTATCATCCCCGAACTCCTTACACGTTTCTTTATACTTAAGCATCTCATCTAAAAACTTTTTATTGTCAACATAGTGGATAGTTTTTTTAAGCTCCCGTGACATACGATATCTCCATGTAATGATTATTCATTAGACCAGCGGCAAAAAACTCATGCGGTCTATATCTGTTTCAAGTTTATTGTGTGGTGAACCATAATCAACAGTCAAATCAAAACCCAAGGTAATTCGTGATCCTGTGAAATCCTCGAGCTTACGAACGCAGTGATGATTGTCACCTCTACCAAAATAGATTTGTCCAACATCGTTATATATAGTTGTTCCATCATCAAATGTTGTAGCTGTATTTTTAGGGTCTATTTGTATATACCCGTGATATGGGAAGGCATGATTATGCCATCCTAATTCTGTCTCTATGTTATCTGAAGTGTGGCTATTTAACCATGACTGTACCCACACAGGTTGATTTTTACGGTACTGCCATTCCAACCCATGTACATTTAATTCTGGTCTATAGTTTTGATAATGGTGACCATCTAACAACCGCTGATGCCTTTCAGCATTTGTTTTATGGTTTATGGGTTCAGTTTCACTCATAACTATATTCAAAAACAGACTTAGACTCTTAAAAATGTACCACATATTTAATGATGGTTGAAGCAGATGAAAAATATTATACATGCTATAAGTCCATGTGGTGTTGAGCGGATTATCTATGGCCGACCGTAAGGAACTGTTTTGTTTGACGCCATCACTGCTAATACCACGTAACAGCTTTGACACGACATAATTGTGTTTTTTTAGAAAAAGAAACATCTCATCGACAATACTATCACGATTATCTTTTATGTATGGAACTTGACACGTCCAATACTTATCACCATTATTAAAGTTGCCTCGTGTAATATCTAAATCCAATGTATCTCCCAAATATGTATCATTTCAATATATACTATTATACAGCATTGTCATCTAAATTACAACTATATTATTCCTGTTGACCTTTTTATACAAAAGCTGTATAATAATTACTGCCCCTTACGAGAGGGGATATCCTTAGAGCTTAATATTGTAAAGACTATACTCAAAATCTTGCTCACTATATTGCTTGATTCTTTCTTTCAGGTGTTGGAGCGTATAATTCAATTTTACACCTGATTGTAAGTTGTCTGCAATATCATATAAAAATGCTTCTGTTTTTGAATCACCTTTACGCAAACCTCTACCAATCGATTGCATGTTGCGTATTTTTGATTTTGTCGGGCTAGCGAATATTATGTTATGAAGGTTTTGAATATTGATGCCAGTACTAAATGTTCCATAGCTAGCAACTAAGATTGCGTTATTTTCTGCTTCTGTAATGGTTCTAATTTCTTCTCGCTGTTCACCACTAACTCCTCCATGAATAAAGAATACCTTTCGATCACCCGCAACCCTTTCTGTTATCATATCATACAAAACCTTCCCATGTTTTTCGACAAACTTGAATAACAATAATGTATTCCCTTGCCTGTCAATCGCCAAGTTTCTAATAAAGTTATTCCGTTTAGAATGAGTTACTATAAACTCTAGTTCTTCATGATACGTCATCTTTTTAACAGCTAATGCAGTTTCCTTACTATACTCCATTATCAACACTTTAATGCATAGCGTGGATAAGTATCCGCTATCTATCATATCCTTAGTTGAGGTTGTGTTATATACTGGACCAAATAACCCCTCAATGATAAGTTTATGAGCTTGTGTATCATCTAATGTACCAGTGGTCCCCAAACGATAGTAGGCATTAGATAACTTAGTCATCACCCCTGTTAATGATTTTGCTTTAAATAGATGAGCTTCATCTCCAACGACGAAATTGAAGTCCATGAAGTATTTTTTTGGCAGCTTGTAAATAGATTGCCATGTTGTTATAATAACTTGATTATCGAATGTCTTTTGTGGCCCAGGCTTTATTATATGGCATTTGGTGTCTACGTCCCAACTCTTATCATAGGATTTAAAGTCGCTGTATAGTTGTTGTGTTAACGAGATGGTAGGTACTATGATTAAACTTCGTGTATTATAATAACGAACCATCATGTATATGATGAGAGACTTACCAGATCCTGTCGGTGATAATAACAAAACTCTAGAGTTGTTTATGCAATGCAATAAAGCATCGGATTGATATTTTCGAATCTGAACACTTAAGTTGATGCTGTCGATGAAATTTTGTAGAGACTCTTCAGATATCTTGTTGGGTGTATCGATGTTATTAGTGCTACAGTCATAATCTCGGTCTGCACAAAATTTGAAGATGTAGGATATGAGACCATAGTATATACTGTTATCACGCAAATTTAAAAGCCTGATTTTACCATCCCACATCTTAGATTTAAAGGCAGGCATAAACGTGTGACCTGGTACAGTGAATGTGAAGTAATCACTCAACTCTCGCAGTATACCTTTGTCAGCATCGATTTGCACATATGTGTTATCGATTTTGCTAATTGTTACATCATCCGTCATGATCCAGATTGAAATTTCATAAATTCAATAGCGTTTTTAATTAAGAACCCGCGTGTGTTGATGCCTTTAATGATGCTGTCGAGAAAGCTGATTTTCTGCTTAGTATAATCAATCTTTGATTGTATGTCTTGAATTTCCAGATCACTGTCAATATAGATATTGACATCACTCTTCAGTATACGTAAGCTGAACACCTCCCAATTTAATTGCGAAAGATTTTCCTGAGACATTTTGCCTGAATAATATTCCCACTTTAACTTGTGCATAGAATACAAGTCTCTTTTCCAGCGGTTGAGGTTTAGACATTCCTCATTCCAGAGGCTTAGGTATTTGGAGTGGAGGTTTGGAAGTTTTAAGGATTCATCATCTAAAGCCAATTCATCTACAATGCAATCTTCTCGCCAAAGATCTTGCATTTCACTAAGTTTCATGTAAAAGAAGTATGATATTGTTATGTATTCAAAAGATTTTTGATAGTGTAGTAGTTGTATTTGAAGCTGACAGTGGCTGTTAAATACGTTACATCACTGTTATTTATGTCAAAGGTTAATCCGGATATTGACATTGGCCACATGTTTGTAAAATGTAGGGATAGTTGTGGGTTGTTCGATCCAGTTAGTATAACCAATACGCCATCCGCAGTGATTCCTTTTTTGTGTTGTTTTTTGTATTGATCGGATGTTTGTGGTGAACCAAGTCCAATTACCCACTCATAAATTTCTAACCAATTTTTCATGTTCTCGTCTACAATGATACGCAAATCCATTGTTTCATACGTTACTACATCACCAGGTACGAAATGAGGGTTTAAGGGGGTTGGAACTTGTATTTCAGATATAGCAACACCAGGGATGTTGGCTGACTGACAATAATATTCTGTTTCAGGCATGGCCTGACAAACAAACTTGAAGCCAAGAGGGGATAAGAAGTTGATGTTGTCTGGTTGTCTTGAAGAGATGTCTACCATATATTCCTATATTGAAAACAAAAAAAGCGGAGATGAAATAATCCATCCCCGCTTATATTTATGATATGTTATATCATTACTTACTACATCAAGTTAGAAACAAGAACACGTCTGTAATAGATGTTGGAATTGTATGTCAATGCACCCGTTCCTCCGCTATTAGCAAAAGGATTAGAAACCATTCCATAACGTGTTTTAAATCCAATTTTTGGTTGGAAATTATTCTCACCAACTGCGCGCACCATTTGTAGTGGTACGTAAGGACAATAGAATAATCCGGCGTCATAAGCGTTAGATCCTTTGTATCCCACAACAAACCAGTTGTTGGCTTGTGTTGTAGCATATGGATCAACATACACGCGATAACGACCGTTTAAAACTCCTGCAAATGTATTTGATGTGTCATCGGATTGCAAGTTGTTACCACTGAGTCCTGGTGAGTAATCAAGTATTCCAGCCATTTGAAGAGCAGAAGCAATATCTGATGATGTCAACAGGATATTACCTTTTCCTCTACGTGTTGCTTTCCCGATTGCATTAGCTTCTCGTTCAATTTGGAACATCAGCCCCTTGAACTTTTCAACCATCCAACGACCGTTAGAATCAACGTCCATATCGAATGTTCCAGCTGTTGCTACATTTGTGTCAGCACCTGTAGTGGCGTTATTGTAAATTGTTCGAATAACTTCTCGGTTGATCTCAGATAATACTTCTGAACTAAGAATGTTAGCCAATTCAGTTTCTGCATCAAGACCATGGATTGCCTTCAAATCTTGAGCCATTTCCATAGTGTACTCACCTTTGAGAGCACGTGTCTTTGCTGTTACAGTCACTTTGTCGATACTAAAAGCCATTTCTGCGAAAGCATTGGAAGCTGAATCGCCAAGTGCTTCACCAGTTGCTGTTGCTGTACCGGCTCCAGCAGTGAAAGCTGTTGAGCTAGATGATGCTGCAGCTGGGTTGCCATTTGCTGAATGTGTTCCAGATCCTGTAAATGATGAATCAGCTTCATTGAACAGAGCTTCTGTTCCAGCTTGTGTAGAGTAGCGTGACTTCATTGCAAATATAAGACCTGTAGGTCCTGTCATTGGTTGAACACCGCAAACGTCATAAGCAATCAATTGTGGCATTGCTCTGCGAACCAGAGAAATCAACACTGGATCATAGTTGTCAATGCTTGAGCCTGTTTGGTTTGCAGGAGCTGCTTCAAACAGCATTCCACTTCCACTTTCAGCTATCGCTGTTTCTTGATTTTCTAACAGAACAGCTGTAACCGCTTTTCTGTAAGAATCTTTAATGGTAGGCAGATCAGGATGTTCCAGAACCGGACTCCATTTTTTCTGCAAATCTTCAGATAGATACATTTTTTCTCCTAAATGCTTGTTTATGTTTATATTTTAGCGTGTCGATCTACTTAATGTTGGTAGATATCTTTCTACACCTGTATTGGTTTGAGTTGTATCACTTGCATGATGTGGCTCCACTTCTTCTGTCAATGTTTTTGTACTTTCAGGAAAGTAGCTGTGTTTTATAGTTGATACTTTCTTTTCAAATGCTTCAACGTTATCTGCTTCCACATCCTCTACCAACTCTTTTACTTTTTCAGCCTGTGTGTCTGAAAGGCCAGTTGTAATAGACTGCACAACATTGTCACGCTTATACTGTTTAACTTCTTTTCTCAGATCGACGCCTTTTTGAATTTGCTCACTAAGGTTACTCTCTAATTCTTCAATTTTACCAAAGAGATCGTCTACCACATCCACTTTGTCTTCAGGAATGGTAATGTAATGTTCTTCGAATAGGTTTTTCAAACCTGAAATAAAACCTTCTGTGATTTCAGATCGGATGCCTTTTTCAATGGATAATTTATTTTCTTCTATCCACTGATCTGCAACGTAATTCAAATATCCATCTACGTGATCCACTAACTCAGATTTGTATGTAGAAATTTCTTCTTGAATTGCTTCTTCATTATGAGCTTCAAGTTCAACCCTTTCTTCGATTAAAACTTGATTAACTTTTGCTTGAACCGCAGCTTCAAAAATAGTAGATGCCTTTTCTTTAAATTCTGGGGTTAA